CAAGCCTTTGTGGCGGTGGAAGACGGGGCCGAGTATGCCCATTAAGGACAAGACTTTGCGGGCATGCGCCAGCTGTGACGCGGTGTGGCGTGGCGCCATCTTCTGCCCTTTTTGCGATGAGCCAACAGGTGAGCCGATAGAGGAAACGCCCGCCGATGTTTACCTTGAAGTCATGCTGGCTCTGTTACCGGATGATACCAGACACGACAATTAGCGGCTTACACCGAAACTCTTTGTTTTCGGTGTAGGGCTGGCGGCTTTGTCACATGGGTTTAATTGTTCCTATTTCGGGGTGTTATTTATCCATGTGACAACCGGGCACCCTGGCGACAAACTACCCATAGAAACCAAATCGTAAAGGAGCGCACACCATGAAGCAGAGTAAGAGAATAAGAACCGCAGCCGCAGCCGAGTACATTGGACTGGCAAAGACGACACTCGAGAAGCTAAGATTCACCGGGGGCGGGCCAGTGTTTATTAAGCTTGGTGGCGCCGTTGTCTATGATACCGATGACATAGATTTATGGCTTAAGAGGAACCGCGTTGACCCGTCAAAGGACGCAAAGAAACGGCGTGACCTGTAGCCCAGAAGCTGATAAAATTGCAGAGCCCCGAAAGTCTGGGGCACTCCTCACAAGATGACCCGTTCTTAAATCTGCCCAATCTGGGCAAATACGCCGCGGCGTATTGATTGCAATGATATCAGGTACTTAGGCACCGTTTTGAATTGTGCCCGGGACCCCCTACCCCCTCACCCTGAGCATGTAGCAATGTATGGCAACGTAGTGCAGAGTCAGGGTAGAGGGGGGTACCCCTGCCCATAATCCCATAATTGAGTGTTAGTATATATTAGGTAATAAATATATTAATAAAAACAAGGGTGTTGCGTTCTCTTTGTTGGCAAAAAATACGCCGCGGAGGGTACCGGCGTTTTGGGCAGATTTACCAGATGTTGCGCAGCGCGTCAGAGATGAGAAGGATATAGACTCGGTTCCGGTACTGTTTAACGCAGTGCAGAAGAAACGTACTTTTTGCCCTTTGGTTGTTCTTTTCTTGGCTTTGCTTATAATGCCAAACAGGGGGCACGATGGCAGAGGCGAAGAAGAAACGAATCAACACGAAGGCCAAGGGCACCCGGCTTGAGCATCGGACTATGCGGGTTCTCGAGGCTGCCGGGTACAAGTGTTGTCGCAGTGCGGCAAGTCTTGGCGAGTGGGATGTCATCGCCGTTGGACCTACAAATGTTCGACTGGTTCAAGTGAAGGCGAACCGGCGCCCCGGCAGTGTTGAGATGGAAACGCTTCATTCTTTTGTGGCGCCGTCTAATTGCAGCCGTGAGGTATGGGTATGGAAAGACCGAGCCCGGCAGCCAATTATCGAGGTGCTTTGATGGAAACCCAAAGAATCAATATTTCAGATTTAGCGTGCGACCCGGCGAACGTTCGATCACACGATGGCAAAAACTTAGACGCAATCAAGGCCAGTCTTCAACGGTTTGGACAGCAGAAGCCAATCGTTGTTGACGAGAAGGGCATTGTCATTGCTGGCAATGGTACACTGACAGCGGCGCGAGCTCTGGGCTGGGATGCCATCAATATTGTGCGCACCGAGCTAGCAGGGGCCGAGGCCACGGCTTATGCAATCGCAGACAATAGAACGGCTGAGCTTGCCGAGTGGGACGACGAAGCACTGGCTAAGCAGCTCAGCGCATTGCAGATTGAAGACGAGGCTCTGGTTGAGGCGGCGGGGTTCAGTGATGCTGAGCTGACGGCGCTTGTCGATGAGGTGACCGGCATTACCGAGGGCAACACGGACCCCGACGAAGTGCCAGAGGTGCCGGAAGAACCGACCGCGCAACTTGGGCAGATTTGGCAGCTTGGCGACCATCGGGTGATGTGTGGGGACAGCACCAGCGCTGAGGATGTGGCGGCGCTTATGGATGGGCAGAAGGCTGATATGGTTTTCACTGATCCGCCTTATGGAATGAGCCTAGATACTGATTACACAAAAATGGGAACATCAACCAAATCCTACAATCCCGTTCACGGCGACGATAAGCCATTCAATGCAGGCGCAATGATGGATATCCTGTCGTCACCTATTTGGTATATCTGGGGAGCGGATTATTTCTGCAAATCAATCCCCAGCTGGTCAGAGGGTTCAACACTTGTTTGGGCAAAAGCGCATTCGGAAGACGAAAATAAAGTATTTGGTTCTTCATTTGAGTTTTGTTGGAGATACCCCAGGGCCAAGAAAGAAGTCTGGTTTGTTCGTCGAATACACATGACTGATGAGCACCTAAAAGCGCACCCGACCCAAAAACCTTGTGCGTTGCCTGTTCGCGCCATAGAAAAAGACAGTGACCCCGGGCAGCTAATCGTTGATTTATTCCTAGGCTCAGGCTCAACACTAATTGCCGCAGAGCAGACAGGCCGCAAGTGTTACGGTATGGAATTGAGCCCCGCTTATTGTGATGTGATAATTAAACGCTGGGAAGATTTCACCGGGCAGACTGCCGAGCTAGTGAATGGCTAGGAAACCGAAAGCCAAGACACCGGCCAAGCCGAAGGCCAAAAAGAAACCAGGGCGCAAGCGCAAGGTTCTGACGGAAGAGGCTCAAGATAAATTCTTGAAAGCTATCCGGCTGGGATGCCCTATCAAGGACGCCTGCGGCTGCGCTGGCTTTTCGGAGACCTGGTTTCATGATGAGAAGAGACGAGCGAAAGAGAATCCGCAACTGGAAACCAGCAAGCGGTTCGCGGCATTTTTGGCGCGCATAAAAGAAGTAGAAGGCGAAGCTACAAACCGCTGGCTTGCTATGGTCGAAAAAGCTGCAATGTCTGGCACTTGGCAGGCGGCGGCGTGGAAGCTCGAGCGGCGCAGGGGAATGACGCTCAAGGTACAGCAAGAGATATCAGGCCCGGAGGGGGGCCCAATCAAGCATGAAGTCACCGATGCAAAAGAGCGGCTCTTGGATAAGCTGGCTCAGCTCGCTGCCAGAGAAGAGCCGGACGACGTTTCTTGAATCGCTAGACGCGGAAGAAATGGCAGCGCTCGAAGACAGCTGGCTATTCACAGCCAGAGTTGAACAGCTGCCGCCGGATGGAGATTGGCGAATCTGGCTGATTCAGTCGGGGCGTGGTTGGGGTAAGACCCGAACCGGCGCGGAGTGGGTTCATATGGTGGCGATGACAAACCCAGGGATTCGAATTGCCCTGGTAGCACGAACCGCCGCCGATGCCCGCGATGTTATGGTCGAAGGCCAATCGGGAATCCTGGCGTGCAGTGGCGCCGACCGGCCAGAGTACGAGCCAAGCAAGCGGCGGGTGACGTGGGCTAATGGCTCGATGGCGAGCACCTACAGCGCCGACAAGCCCGACCAGCTACGAGGGCCGCAGCATCATATCGCTTGGGCTGATGAGCTCGCAGCTTGGCCCCGCTGGGATACATGGGACCAGCTCCAATTCGGGCTACGTCTTGGAGATAACCCGCGTTGTGTTGTGACCACGACACCGAGACCCCTGGCAAGGCTGCGCCGAATCGCTGAAGACCCGCGAACACATCTGACACGCGGCGCCACGATGGACAACCGGCAGAACCTGAGCCGGGATTTTATCAGGGCGATTCACGACCGATACAAGGGCTCGACTCTGGGGCGCCAAGAGCTAGACGGTGAGCTACTGAGCCAACTACCCGGTGCGCTGTTTATGCGTAGCGACTTAGAGAAGCACCGAGTTAAAGAAGCGCCGACCCTGCGTCGTATCGTTGTGGCAGTTGACCCGGCGGTGACCAGTTCAGACGAGGCTGACGAGTCGGGGATTGTTGTCGCAGGTATGGGCGATAACGGGCATATGTTTATTCTTGATGACATCTCGATGCGAGGCACACCGGATGCCGTGTGCCGCCGAGCGCTTGAGGCGTATCATTTTCATAAAGCCGACTGCGTTGTCTTCGAGTCAAACCAGGGCGGCGAGACTTGGAAGAGCATCACCGCCCAGCTCGACAGAACCGCAGCGGTCAAGCTGGTTCACGCATCTCGAGGGAAGCATGCGCGCGCGGAGCCTATCGCCAGCCGGACGGAACAGGGGCGAGTTCATTTCGTGGGCATTTGGCCGGAGCTTGAAGACCAGCTGACGAACTACGTGCCAGGGCTCAGCAGAAAATCACCCGATAGGCTGGACGCTTTTGTATGGGCATGCACTGAGCTTGACCTGTTACCCAGCTTCGATATTTCAATAAATCCTGATGATGGATTCGTGGCGAGTACGTGGATATGAAGGCCGAGGTGAGCAAAGCAAAAGCGCGGCGAAAGTTTCCGAGCTTCAGAGGAACAAGAAGCGGGCCGGGCTCTAGAAAAGCAGAGGCGCGAAGCAAGGCGCTAGCGCCAAAAATAAAGGCCATCTTCGATAGGTACTATCGCGTTCTAGTCGATGCGGAAATTAAGCGAGTGAAGGGCATCGTGCTCAAGAGCGCCGCTGACCGTGAGCGGTTCATAGAGCAGCTCTCAACCCTGCTGACCATCAGCGGGATTCGAGAGATTGAAGATGCAGGCAGAAGAGAGGATTCAAGCTTCGCCGTATCGCCTACATTTTATCAGCAGTATTTTAACGAGAAGAAGAACGCGGCCACGGCGATGCTCGTTAACGTCGATGATGAATTTAAAACGAACATGCGCAAGTCCCTAGGCGAGTGGCTGACCGAAGACCCAGGAATCACGCAGGCAGAGCTTGCGCGGCGCATCCGCTTCTCGTTTTATGCAGACGGCGCCGAGGTGCTGGCACCAAACCAGAAGCCAAGCCGGGGAGTGCTCGAGCCGCTGGAGCGAGGGCCAAGGATTACCCGCGATGTCTTCAGCAGGGCTTCGCTGATTGCTCGCACTGAGCTAGGCATGGCGCAGAACCGGGCAAGCTTCGAGGCGTTAAAGGCTACCGATAGTAAATATAAAATGTGGGACGCCGAGAAGCGAGACGGCGGCAGAAAGCACCAAGAGATGGACGGGGTAATTGTGCCAATAGGTGAGCCGTTCGTGCTGCCTGATGGAACAGAGATTGACTACCCCAGCGCGCCCGGCGCCCCTATCAAGCACGTGGCAAACTGCCGGTGCGGGGTTCTTAAACCGCCCAAAAGATTGATAGATATATACGAGAGAGAAAACGGAATAACTCCGAGCAGCTGAGAAATAGCTAAAAGGATTTTACAAGATGGCAGAAGAGAAGAAGAACGAAGACGAGACGATGGACATCATCGGGGCCAGTGGCTTGAGCCAATACGGCGGCAGGATTTCAGAGGAATTTCTGCCTGACCTAAAAGGCGACAAAGCCGCCCGCATGTATAAAGAAATGTCGATGAACGAGCCGGTCATCACCGGCATCTTGTATGCTATCAGAACGCTCGTTCGACAGACCAAGTGGGAAATAAGAGAATCAGACGACACGCCAGAAGCAAAGGCGGCGGCTGATTTTGTTTCTGAATGCCTCTTCGAGGACATGGAACAAACTTGGTCAGATACGCTTAGCGAGATTCTGAGCTTTCTCACCTTCGGTTATTCAGTAAACGAAATAACTTATAAAATCAGACGCGGCCCAACGGAAGAAGAGCGGCAGTTTAAATCTAAGTTTTCAGACAACCGCATAGGCTGGCGCGGGTTCCCTATTCGCTCGCAAGAGTCTGTTGATAAATGGGACATCGACGACCAAGACGGTTCAATCCTTGGCGTCTACCAGCAGCCGCCGCCGAACTTCGATATGCGATATATTCCGCGCGATAAATTCTTACTGTTTCGAGCCGACGCCCACAAGAACAACCCAGAAGGGCGCAGCGTACTGCGCGGGGCTTATATCTCGTATTACTACAAGAAGAAGATAACCACATATGAAGCAATTGGGATCAGCAGGGACCTAGCCGGGCTCGCATGCCTCGAGGTACCGCTGCAAATTTTAAGCAGCAGTGCAAGCGCAGGTGAAAAAGCCGTTCTTGCATCAATGAAAAATATGGTTCAAAGAATCGGACGCGATGAATACGAGGGCTTAGTGATTCCGAGCGAGCAGCTGGCAGACGGGAGCCCCAGCGGGTACAAGCTCCGACTGCTAAACGCAGGCGGACGGCGCCCCATTGATGTCAACGAAATCATCAAGCGGTACGAGTCGCGAATTGCGATGAGCATGCTTGGCGAGTTCATCCTGTTGGGCTCTGAATCGGTGGGCTCGTTTGCTTTGGCTGATTCAAAGACCAGCCTATTCAGCCAAGCCTTGGGAACCTACCTTGATTCGATATCGTCAGAGTTCAACAACCAAGCAATCCCTAAGCTAATGAGGCTCAATGGCTTCGCAGAAAAAGACTTTCCAACGCTGGCTTATGACGACATCGAGGTGCCTGCCCTTGGCGAGCTTACAGGTGCACTGTCTGGACTTGTCGGCTCTGGCATCCTGACACCGGATGACAAGCTCGAGGAATACGTAAGGGAGCACGCAAACCTTCCGGCGGTTGATTCAATGAGCGCACGCATGGAACCGGAAGCGGACGCCCTAGAGATGACCGCTGAATCTATCAAGGCATATGGGAAGGATGAAGAAAATGAAGACGCATGACATCGCAGCGCCAGAGGGTTTCCACTGGATGCAATACGAGGGCGGCCCGGTTCTTATGACTGGCGACTACGCCCCGCATGAGGGCGCGGCTGAATCCGTGGCTTTTGAAGTCATTGAAGAGCACGACCCCGGCAGGCTGCCGCAAGCTGAGCCGGTAGAGCAGGGCGCGGAGTGGGATAAAATTTACAATGCGATTCTGGAGCGCACCGGGAACAAAGAGCTGGCAGCAGCAACGGCTACCGCCCGAGTAGGCAAAGACCAGGCAGAACCGGCGCCGGTTCAAAAGCGGCGGCTTTTGTTCGTGGTCAGTCAACCGAGCAATCTAGACCGCGTTAGGAAGTCGCAGCTTTGCGGCGTTGAGGGCCGAGTGTTTAAAGAGCAGTACCTAGAGCCGCTAGGGCTCGAGCGTTCAGACGTTGAAGTTATCGACATGGGCGAGCTGTCAGAGCACCAGGATGCGCAGCCGGTGGCGGTGATTGCACTGGGCAAAGCTGCCCGGCTTGCGCTTGGCAACGTGGCGGATTTTAGTTTGCCTCACCCGTGGAGCATCCGAAAGAGCGGCGACAAACGCGGAGAGCTTGCCCGCAAGTTTAAGCGCATAGGCCAGCTTCTTGAAAAGCAGCAGAGCTACCAGCCACCTCTTGGCGTTCAAGATGCGGCGGCGCGTGGGTTGATGCTTCGGGCTAAGCATGGGCGAGGCGGTACGGAGGTGGGCGTTGCACGGGCTCGAGACTTGAAGAACGGGCGGCGCGTATCAATTAATACAATCAAGCGGATGGTGGCTTATTTTACTCGCCACTATAAAGACTTGAACGCACCAGCAAACAGCAACCCCAAGGATAAGGACTACCCAGGCGCGGGGCTTGTGGCTTGGCTTCTTTGGGGCGGCGACCCAGGGCGGCGATGGGCTGAGAAGATTGCAGCTCGGTACGAGCGGGAGCAAGCGAAGAAAGCTGTTAACATCTACAAAGCAGACGACGCCAAGCGCATTGTCTACGGCGTGGTTCTAGACCCCTATATAGTAGATGCCCATGACGACTACTTGAGCCCGGCAGAAATTGAGACCACCAGCCACAACTTCATGGCCTCGAGCCGGATGATAGGCTTGGACCACGGCGGCGCCACAGAGGCTCAGGTTGTCGAAAGCTGGATTCAGCCCTACCCTAACGCCGATGAATATAAGAAGGCGGTGGCAGGTGAGCCGCACCAGGCAACCCGTACAGCCTTCGGCGATGACTTCATCCACTCAGGCTCTTGGGTTCTTGGCGTCAAGCTGAGCCCTGAAAACTGGGCGAAGGTTCAAGCCGGTGAGCTCAATGCTTTTAGTATTGGCGGATTCGGAACCCGTGAAAATATAGAAGCAGCCGACATGCCAAAGGTTGAGTTTATAAGTGGTTGACCGAATCTCTTAGATGGGCAATAATTCGAGCAGGTCGAGAATCTGACCTGCCAGACCCGAGCCAGGGCACAAATCACAAAAATCAGAAAGCGGGGCAGCTTAATGAGCAAGCGCCGAATCACTGCGCTTAAAGACGTTAAGACCCTTGAGGTCTCTCTCGTTGAAGCCGGTGCAAACAAAAAGAAACGATTTCCAATTATGAAATCACGGAGCAACGCAATGGATGAAATCCTTGTTGAAGTGCTGAAAGCTGAGGGGCAGAGCGAAGCCGTCGAAAAGCTTGAAGGCCTTCTAAAGATGGAAATGCCAGACGACGCCAAGAAGGCAGTCATGGCAGCGATGAAACTTCTTGAAGCATATTCCGACATGATGCCAGTGGGCGAAGCTCTTGCAGCTTTGCGCAGCGCATCCGGCGAAGAAGAAGCTGAGCCCAAAGAGGCGATGGAAGAAGAAGCCGAAAAGATGAAAGAGGAAGAGGCCAAGAAAGAGGAGGAATCAGACGAAGAGAAGCTGATGAAGTCTCTGGGCGAACTTCCCGAAGCTGCTAAGGGCGCAATGCAAGCCATCTGGAAGCGTAACGAAGAGCTGGCCAAGAAACTCGAAGACCGAGAAAGCGAGCTAGGCGTTGAAATCGCCAAGCGTGCACGTCGTGAGTACCTGGCAAAAGCTGAAAAAACGCTCTGCAACATCCCAGGCCATAGCCTCGAGGAAGTTGTTGATTTGATGATTGACGTTAAGGCGCGTGATAACGACTTAGGCGACCGCGTCGAAAAAGCCCTTGAAGCTGCAAGTGCAGCAATGCAGGGCGGGCCGCTTCTCGTTGAAGCTGGCCGCAATGTACCGGATATGAGCGCGGGTGACCCGTGGTCTAAAATCCAACAGATTGCAAAATCAGAAGTTGAAGCAAGCGGCGGCAAATTAAAGATGCCCGCAGCTATTGCAAAAGCAATTCAAACAAACCCGGCGCTATATCAAGAATATAACGAGCAGCGCCAATCTAACGGAGGCCGTTAATCATGGCATGGGAATCATCACAAACTTGTATCACATTGAAGGCACACGCTGACTACTCATCTTCTCAGTACCGCTTTGTTAAGGTTAACTCTTCAGGATCTGCAGAGCTAACAGCCGCCGACGGTGACGCCATCGGCATCTTGCAGAACAATCCAGGCGCAGGCGAGGCGGCGGTTGTCGCTATCGGCGGCGTATCCAAGCTTTATATCGGCACAACTGGATCGCTTGCTGCGGGTTCTATCGTTGCATCAGAAGCAGCGGGCGCGGGTATTCTAACCAACGCAAGCGCGGCGGCTCTGGCTATCGCTCTGGAAGACTCCACGGCCAACGGTGACATCATCTCGGTTGTAGTGACCGGCGCCAACGGAAAAGTCCAAGCAGCATAACTCGAATTTAGGAGAATATTGACATGGGAATTACAACCTCAGAAGTGCATGTTGACCAAGCACTCACCAACGTATCAATCGCATACGCGCAGGAACAGACCAGCTTTGTGGCCAGCCGTATTTTTAACAGCATCAATACATCGCAGCTATCTAACAAGTATCACGTCTTTGATAAGGACCAGTGGTTAAGAAGCCAAGCAGACCTACGGGGAACGGGATCACCAACTCGAGGCGCTAACTTTACGCTTTCAACTGGTACGTTCAGTTGCCAACAGTATGGCGTCCATATGGACGTTGACGATTACGTAGCGGCGAACGCTGACGCAGGCGTTGACATCCTGACAAGTGCGGCCCAGTACGTCACAGAGAAACTTTTGCAGAAGCGAGACGAAGTCTTTGCTGCAACATGCTTCACAACTGGCGTATGGAACGGTTCTTCTGATGGTAACGACGTAACGCCAGGTACCAAGTGGAGCGCTTCAGGCGGTACACCTATCAAGGACATTCAAACGCAGCAGGACAACGTACACGCAAAGACTGGTCGAAAGCCAAATGTTTTACTCATTGGGAAGGCAGTATACACGGCGCTCCGTGATAGTGATGATTTGCTAGATAGGGTCAAATATTCTGAAAAAGGAATTGTTACAACTGACCTGATGGCCTCGCTCTTTGGCGTTGATGAGGTCATTGTTGCAGGCAGCATCGAGAACACTGCTCTTGAAGGTGCAACGGCGGTCTATGCTCCGGTGTTTACTTCTGAAGATGCACTCTTAGTTTACCGTCCACAAAATCCAGGTCTGATGACTCCGGCGGCTGGCTACATGTTCAGCTTCACCGGCGTTGCAGGTGCTGATCAGTTTGAAGGTCTCCGGACTCTTCGCTATCGCATGGACCAAAATCACTCAGAGCGCATTGAGTCTCTCAGTGCTTTTGACTTCAAGGTAACAGGCGCTGATCTAGGCGTGTACTTTGATGCAGCAGTAGCTTAATCAGATGATATTTCCAACGCGGGACATCAAAGGCAGTGAGGGCACCATCAAAGCATGGACCCCGCTTCCTGATGCCCGCAGTTGGCCAGCTTTTCGCAGGATGATGACATCAGGGGCACTCGTAGAGGTTCCTGATGAATTACTTTGTGCAAAGCTAAAACCGAAACAAGAAAAGCGCAGCAGGGGGCGACCCCGTAAAAGGGTTGAGCCATGAGCTGGTCTTATAGTGATTCGCTGAGCACTGACCGCGATATGTTGCGGTTTAAAATTGGCGATGTAGATACTGACGAACAGCTCTTGAGCAACGAGCTCTTAGACGCGCTTTTAACATCTCGAGGCAGCCCAACACTTGCGGCAATTGACGCGGTGGAGGGTATCCTTGCGAAGTTTGCCCGCGATATAGACCGCAGCGCTTTAGGCATGGGCGGGGCTCGTTCTCAGAAAACGCAGTTCTACCGTGACCTACTCAAAGAGCTGAGGGCAGACGCCGCGCGCGGTGATACCAGCATCTTCTTCGGTGGCGGTTCTATCTCTCAGAAAGAATCAAACAGAGAAGACGCAGACGCACCGCTTACCCCGTTTAGAATTGACCAGTTCAAGAATAATGGGGCTTGAACCATGGCGGATGATTTCAGCATAGAGGTGGACAAAGAGCTTAAAGAGTTCTCAGATAATGCCCTGAATAATATCAGCAGCATGTTCCCCCTTAAAATTGTTGAAGCTGCGCAAGAGCTGCAATCTGAGCTAATACTGAGCACGTCAGAAACGCTTAAAAAATACTCTCAAGGCACCCTAAAAAGAGCGTGGAAGATATCAGCCGCCAGGACATCACCCGGCGGGCTAGAGATTGATGTTACCAACGCGGTACCGTATGCCCTAATTCACGAAGAGGGCGGCGTGATTAGACCCAAGCGCGTGAAGGCTCTTGCTGTACCCAACCGAAACTACCGGCCCATAATTAAGAACGGAATACCGATAGCGCCTCGAGAGTTTGACCCAGGCCGCAACCTTCTGAAGTTTCAGCCACCCAAAAAAGCTGGCCGCATTGGCTACCTAGTAGACATCAAAACAGGTGAGCTTGCTTACACTCTGATGGCATCTGTAAAAATCAAGCCCACGGGATACATTACAAAAGCCCTTGATAGAGCGGCGCCACGAATCACAGAGCTATTAGGCGAGGGCATGGTTACAGCTCTGGGCAAAGGCGCATAGAATGGGAACCCCTACGCGCAAGCTGATTCTTGAGAATCTGCAGACAACATTCGCAGGCATAACGACCGGCAACGGCTACAAGACGACCGTGCAGACCGTGCAGGCTTTAGCGCGTGGGTACTTTGATGTGAAGACAGGGGAGCGGCCTTTCGTTGGTTACGTGCCAACGTCGGAAGCTTTCCAGCATCAGCCCGGCGGCAATATGTACAGCACGATGAATCTCACGGTTATCGGTCACATCTCAGGGAATACGCTGGCCATTCGTCAGACGAAGATCAACAACCTAATCGATGATGTGATTGCAGTCTTGAACGTGGACACCACCAGAGGGTCAAACGCAATCAGCACAACAGCTGTAAGCGTTGAGACCGATGAAGGCGACCCCGACGCCTTCGGTGATGGTAGCTTCGTCATGCAAACTCAAATAAAATACATTCGAACCACAGCAGCGAGTTAAGCGATGAAGATTAAATTTGTAGGCGAGGCGCCGATTAGACACGGCGATCATCTAGTGAGCCAGGGCGATGAGCTCGACATCAGCGAATCAGAGGCGCAGGCATTGGTTGCTTCTGGTCTATTTGAAACGATAAAAAAGAAAACAGCAAAGGCAAAGAAGGCAGACAAAGCCGACAAGCCAGAAGCCGAGAAAACTGAAGGAGCTGAATAATGGGCGCAAGTACCGACCACGCACTGGGTAGAAACTTACGATTCTTTGTTAAAGAGGAAGCAGCCGCAGGCGGCGCATATGGAACAAGCGGTCAGGAAGCGCTAGCCGGGGCAAACGCTGCCAAGGTTCTATCGGCTTCTATGGAATTTACCGTTGCGCGCAATGACCGCATGGACAGCAGAACCAGCCGGTCAGTGCTTGAGCGAATCACGGGCAAGCAAGAAGTAAGTTGGTCATGTGAAAGCTACCTGTTACCCAGAGGGACCAAGGAGCCGCCAAACGCCAGTCCATTAATTCAGGCCGCGCTTGGCCGAGGCCCTACTACTACAACGGCCATTCAAGCGACAATTACAGCAGCAACGAAAGCATCTTCGGCGGTTATTACCTTCGGCGGCGGCCATTCGTTCCAGGTTAATGACCAAGTTTACTTTGAAAACGTTGTGGGGATGACCGAGCTAAACGGGAATCAATACAAGGTTACAGCGGTAAGCACTAATGATGTGACTTTTAATGTTAACTCGTCAGGCTTTGGAACATGGGGCGCAGGTGGTAGTAATCACGCAAGTCTTTTGTCTTTCACTTTGTCCGATTCTAACGCACTGCCAACGGTTCACATGATGCGAACGGCTAACGATGTTCTTCGAGAAGACCTATTCGGCTGCTACGTTGAAGATATGAACATCACCGCAAGCGGCGGCGAAGAGCCAAAGATTAGTTTTAGCGGCGGCGCTTTCAACTATGCGTTGACCGGCTCAGGCACAACCGAGGGCACCGGCTCAAGTGCGACCAGCCTGATCACTGAATCAGGGCAGGGCGTCAACTTCATGGTGGGCTCTGTTATTAGTTTTAATTCACTGGCCGATAAAATCGTGACAGCGAAAAGCTCGGACACTTTGACCATTTCAAGCTCGAGCTGGTCAGATGCTCAAGCCATCACGCCGACAACTTACACCGAAACAACCGCAGGCAATCCGGTGAATGGAATCAGCGGCAGCCTGGTACTCAATAGCGTGACGCTTCCCGTCACCGCTTTTGATGTGACCGTGACCAACGGAGTCAAGGCGCTATCAGATGAGGCTTTCGAGAAGGGCACCTCTGACTTCGTAGCGGGCTATCGTTCAGTCAAGGGCAACATCTCGGTGCGAGCCCGTAAGGACTTCATCAAGTCACTGGCGCAGCGATATGTGCAGACAACAGCCACAGCTGACCCGACGTTCTCAAGTGTTGCGCTCGTTGTGACCATGGGCGGCGTTACTGGCAAAAAGGTTGTAGCGACACTTTCAAAAATAGAGCTCGACTTCGCAGGCATTGACGTGCCGGAAGCAGAAGAGGCCATCTTGAGCTTACCGTTTACCGCTCTTGGGACGAGCGGCAGCGATGAGCTGACCTTGGCGTGGAATCAATAATGGTAATTAAGGAGACCAAACAAAATGGAAGAGCAAGAAGATAGCAGGACATACATACCAGAGCTAGGCGGCAATAGAGACCTAGACGAATCCGAGCAGGTATCGTGCGAAGTTTTACCGATGACAGGCGAAGAGCTTAGAGCGTACCAGCGAACAATGGTAGGCGTTAAACCTGGAAGCTCTCAAGCGCTCAAGAAGGCTGAGGCTGTTATCAAGCGCATCATCTCAGAGCGAGTTGTTAGTATTGAAAACTACGCTGACATCAAAGGCGCCAGCATCACGAACGGTGAAGAGCTTTTCTTGAGAGGTGAGCCGCCGATGGTAGACGAGGTCTACGCGGCGCTTTCTGATATCTCAAAGCTTAGAGAGGGCCAGCGAAAAAACTAATCACCGCCGCTAGGTTTATCCTAAGCGGCGATAAGGCGCTGAGCTGGGGATGCAGCCAGTGCAGAGGCGAAGGCTTTGAGGACGGCGACCATCTGAGGGCGTCGAGGGGCTGCGAGGGAAAGGACGTTGAAAGCTTAGGTTTTAGCTTTGATGCATCGCTTAGGCAGTGCCCTTGGGCATCGATAGACCAGGAAGCTTGGGAGCTTCTGAGATGGTGGAACGAGTGGAAAGCTTTTCAGGTGTTGCCTTGGGGTGGCGCCGATTTGATGAAGCAGCCCGCTATTGTCCTCGAAGTTTTAGAGATATGTGAGACCGAGAAAAAACAGGCTGAAAAGCGACAGGCAGAAAAACAGCAGGCAGAAGCCAAGCGGATGAGAAAGAGCGCAAACAATGGCAGAAGGTAGAGAATTTGTCTTAACGCTAAAAGCGAATGATTTAGCGTCTGGGGCAATTAAAAAACTATCTGAAGGCATGGGGGCCACGACCGGGGCAGCGAAGAAGCTGGCCCAGGCTGGCGCCAAGACTTTCTCAGCTATCGGCGGCGCCATCGTTGTGGCCAACCAGGCCGTGCAGTTATTCAAAACGGGCTTTGATGCTATATCAGGGCTAGTGGGGGGCAGCCTCGAAGCGGTTAGGGAGCTTCGGGGCGAGACCAACCCGCTGGTGCTCGAGATGAATAAGCTAGCGACCGAATCACAAGCGGCGAAGGCTGCGCTGGGGTCTGCCTTTGCTTCGGCGCTCTTGGGCATATCTAAGGCATTCAAGAGCTCAAGCGTTAACGCTGCCGAGTTTCTCGACAACAACCGAAAACTGATAGCCACCAAGATTGTACAGTTTCTATTCAAGGCGGCGAACGCCCTGGTTGACGGCATCGCCTCCGGCTTGCAGCTTGCCAACACGACATGGAGAACGTTGACGGCCACGGTTGATGAGTCGATTATGTCGATTACTAAATTTATCGGTGCATGGTCTCAGGCAATGCTTGCCTTTGAGCCCTTTGAAGAGAAACAAAAGATGCTCAATTCCAGAATTGAGATGATGGCGACCCTCTATAATGAAGCCGAGCAAAGGCTAAACGCCAACACCGACGCGCAAGGCAAGTTTGCCGACCAGATTGAAAGCGTTAGAAACAGAATCAAAGAGCTAATCGAGCAGGGCTACGGCCCAGCCCTTGCGGCGGCTAAAGCTTTCTCTGATGCAGCCGGCGCCACACCTCTCGAGTCAACAGAGCAGGCTTTGCTACGAATTGGCATGCATGCAAATACTCTAAGATTTGCGCTCGCTGATGGAGCGAAGCAAATAGCGAACGGCTTAGGCTTGGTCGAGGGCACAATTGCCTTTGATAAATTCCAGACCAAGCTTGACGAGGTCAACGGGCTAATAGGTGTTGCGACTCCTAACAGCTTGGCAGCGCTCAAGCAGAACCTCGAGGGCTTGTATGCAGAGCTCGGAACCCCGCTAGTCATCGACGTTGACCTAAACAACCTAGACCAGAGCCGCGAAGCTTTCGCACTGTATACGGCGCAGCTTGATATTGCAGTGAAGAAAGCGCGCGAAGGTTTCACGTCGTTAAACGATGAAATCGACAACAACAAAACGAAAATAGAAGAGGCTTCAGCGGCTGGGGTCGAGATGGCCAGCATTGTTTCAGGTGCTTTTGGTTCAGCCTTAATCTCTTTGGCCGAAGGTCAGGCAACCTTGGCAGAGGCAACGCTTGATGCTTTATCAATGGTGCTTTCTGCTGTAATTCAAGTAGCTCTAAACTCTATTATCTCCTCAGCATTGACCGGACAGGCTAACGCCATCGCCGCAAACTTAGGTATTCCTGTTGTTGGTTTAGCGGTAGGTGTGGCGGCAGGCCTTGCGGCTCTTGCTGCAATATCTTCTTTAAAGTCAACGCTACCAGAGCCTAAGAAATTCGCTCAAGGTGGTTTTGTAACAGGCGGAACCGCTGGCATTGATAGCGTTCCCGCATTGCTTCAGCCCGGCGAATTTGTGTTGACCAAAGACCAAACCGACCAGATGTTGCAAGGCGGACTAGGCGGCGTGAACATTCAGCTGACTTCTCAGATTCCGCCTTCACGGGCAGAGATGAAGAAGTTTGTTCGTCAAAACGTGCTGCCAGCTCTTCGAGACCTGCGCGCGCAGGGGATTACCTAGATGGCCTACGATACACCCCAAGACCTAACAAGTGCAGAGACTACCGGCTTCAATGCTGATAAGCCCTTGATGGTGGTTCAGCAGGCAGGCAACCCCTCAGAGGCGCATTGGACGGTTACCGGAAACCTAACCGGAACAGATGTTACTTTACCAGCAGAGCCAGCCGCTCGTGCCTACGATGACATAGGCAACTTGGTGACAAGTACCACCGGGGTGGCATCCACCAGCCCGAAATATTACGGATTTACTTTCTCGGCGGGGATAACCTTCGACACGTTCGCAATACTGGGGCACAACTTTGCATCCACCGAGTTGACCAGCGCAGCCCTGGAAATTGCCGATGATGCGGCCTTCGGTACGAATAAAATTGAGATTGCAAAGTGGACAAGAGGATCAGTGACTGTTGACGATAGGATCTTGATAACCAACCTCAACAGCGCAGGCGGCTCGAGCACTTACAGCTCAGGTGGAACGGCTCAGCGATATTCCAATGTCCAGTATGCCCGGCTTGTCGTCACTCATAGCGGCAGCAAAGACCCAGAGCTTGGGGAAATAATTCTAGGCCATAGATACCAGCTACAACGCAACCCAGATTTACCCTGGAACAATAAAGCGCAGGCTTCAGCGGTGACTGACTTTGTCAGTAATACGGGCATGCTTAAGCGGTACGTTTTAAACCGTGGCAAAGCTGCGCGAAGCTTTCGCAGTAGCATGGGAGCCAGTGCAGAAATTGCGGTTATCGATGCCTGGTTCGCAGCGACCGAAGAAGGCACAAGAAACTTCGTTTATATTGAAACGCCGAGCTCTTCGCCGCAAGCCTACTTGATGGCGATGGTAGACAGCGCGCTAAACTTTCCGCTTGTTGGACCATTTGAGCGCGTTTTAGAATTTGCGATGAGCGAACAACCGCCCTTTTTGGCGCGTGAGTAATCAATGAGCTACACTTTAAGCGCCGCATTTATAAAAGCCATGAGCCGGTCGACGGTCCAGCCTGTTGTGCACTGCTCTATTGCTTTGAGCGGTACAACAATGGACTTCCACAACTCCACAGAGGCATTAGATGCCTCTGTAACAGGCGATGCCCTGTTGAGCGAGGTTACATCCATAGCTCAGTCAGTGGACCCCGTGACGCGCAAAGTGCAGCATGGAGAGATGACGCTTAATCTCTTTGACGATGGAAAGATTAGAGCGCTCGCAGGCAGTAAGAAGTTCAGAGGCAAGGTTGCCACCATAAAGCTAGGCGACGCTTCGCTGGCCCTATCTGACTTTGTCAGTATATTTCGCGGCCCTATTGGGTCCGTGCTACCTATCCCCGGCGGTATATCAATCAAGGTTCAGGCTTTTACGCATCAATTCAAGGGCGTTAAAACCTTTAGAACCTACGTTGACGAACACCCTTTTGCGGCGCTTTCTCAGATGCTTCAAGATTGCGGCGTTGACTCAGGCGATATTGATACAGCATCTTTTACGCCGTCGAATCACACCGATATCTCTCACTATAATTACAGCTCTTTTGTGTTCTATAATAGTTATGATGGCACACTTCCCCCAGTGCTAGAAGAAGACGCTATAATGTCCGCTTCAGCTGTAGGGGTGAGCCGATCTTCTCAGGAAATAAGCGTCGAAGCGTTTATCGATGAAACCATGAGGATGACAAGATCGACCTTAATAATTGACCCCGGAACCGGTGATATAAAAATAGGCCGGTACAATTCAAGCGAAGCCGTCACCAAGCACTTTACTGAAAACGATTACACCGATTTTGACCAAGAGGAAGGGTCTAACGATATAATCACAGAAGTAAAAACATCCTTTGGAAAAATTTACGACGGGAACGCATTAATTCAAGTTGATTCTTCCTCTGAATCAGCTTTCGGGGCCACAGATTTCTCTCATACTGTCAATTATTTGTCGGGAACTGTTTTAGTCTTCGATGATGCTTTAACAGGATCCACTACCAGCTTTCTTGGCAAAGCTTCAGACGGGGGCATCACCGGAACCAGGGCGCTTATCAGTGGATCTCAACCCGCTGACGCCAAGCTATCGGCAGACAGGCCATTTTTCGGATTATACCGAACAGAAGTTTTAAAAAGCCAGACAGCCTTCACGGGAACAGCCGTTGAGATAACTTTCCCTAAAAGAGATCACGACGGAAACTTGACAGGTGGAACCGGTGGCGCCGCTGTAGGTCTCAGCACAACCCTGGTTTCTCGGCCATTTGCCGGAACAGAGGCGGGCGGCGTTGAAGCTTCGGCGGCTGGCGTCAAAGCTGTTTTAGACGCAACCATCGCCTTTGACTATGGCGTTTATGTTTTAGAGCGACTCTCAAACAGTTGCCCGCGTGTTGTATTATCAACAGGGCTCGAGCACCTAAACGTTGAGATTGCCGACCTAGTATCATTAGACTCTGACTTGTTCTTATCAACCGCGCTTGGATTAAATGGCCTTGATAGCTCTACAAAGTTTGAAGTCACCAAGCGCGAAGTCACGCCCATAGGCGACTCAATAGGAATCGTATTCGAGCTCACGTATGCCACAACCAGCAGCGCGCCAAGTGTCACGGTGACATCAAAAACACCTGTTGCAGCTTCAACCAGCTTGGGCAGGGTTCCAAAGTCGCAGTTTATCGCAGCTAGGACGGGCGGCGATAACGGGGCGGTCATTGATAACCAAACGAGAACGCTACAGGTCACAGCAACCAGCGGGCTAGGGATTAGCGTAGCAGCTGGGGCAGTATCAGCCGCAGGCGTTAGAGTCGAAACAGACGCAGCGCAGGCGCTTACAGTGACCGCTTCAAAAGATTCTTATATAGGCATCAACCCGATGACGAGCGGCTACTACGTGCAGGAAGTTACCACCGGCGCAGCAGAGCCCTCATTGGCACCGGCAGAAGTTAGGCTGGCCAAAGTTGTGGCCGGGGGCTCAAGCGTGAGCTCTGTTGTTGACCTGCGAAATTATGGTCAGGTATCAGTTGAGCAGCTAGACAAAACAGCCTTTGCGCCGGGTAAAGATTTAATCTGGAATACAGGCTTTACGACTTACCCGAACAACGGAGCGGCGCCCCCAGGCTGGAGCGCGCCAACGTCGACACCTGGAACCGACTTTATAAAAAACGAGGCCGTGGTTTACGATGGCCGCTATGCTGTGAAGACCCTTGGAACTTCAACGGTTGTTCGGTTGATATCTGAGAAAATACCTATTAATAAAAATAGAGTGTATCGAGCTTCGGCATTTTACCAGCAAGCGGCGGCGATGAATATGCGCCTCTTTGTATACTTTTGGAAAGCTGACCGAACGGCGGCGAGCACTGCGAGCACTTCGGTGTACAATGCCAACCTAACATCGACCGGTGCATGGCAGAACATCACCGGCGTTGTGGCGCCGCCAAGCGATGCGGCCTATGCCAGCTTGGATTTAAACAGCGCTAATACCGGCGTTTCATATTTCAACAACGCAACCCTCGAGGTGGAGCCCGATAGCTTTTCCGCCGCGCGCGCTAGTTCCAACTTTACATCAGGCGGGACCGGAAACCCTATCGTCTTCAACTCTAAACTCCACGATCACGGCGGAAACTACGACGCCACCTCTGGCCAATTCACCGCCCCGCGTTCAGGTACTTACTCGTTCAACACTAACATTTCTTTCGCCGGGACTGCTGGGGCTAAAGTTGTTTCCGTCCGCATCTCGGCCTCAGCGGTGGGTGTTCTTGCGGCTGCTAATCTTAGCGAGCGCGTAAACGGTACCGCCGCTGTGAATGACGTGACGGTTAGCCTTAACGTCGCATCCGCTGATCTTGTGGCGGGAGAAACCGTAGAGGTAGATCTTGTATGGAACACAACTGCGCCCACAGTACTGCAGGGCTTCAGCTTCTTCAGCGGGCGAGAAATTACGTGATAGGCGCGGCAAGTTTACCCGGCTGCGCCGGGCTGGGCGGTGCTTTTTTTGGTTTCCTTAAGCCGCCCGGCCCACTACAATCGAACCGTTGCGAGGCTATCGGCAGCCGCCGCAACTTAAACCCTTACGGGAGGAGATGACCGATGGCATCCAGAGGCAGCTTTGAAGCAGCAAAATCCTATACAACTAGCCCAACCACAATCTTAGAGTTTGATTGCCCGCATACATCAAAACGCGGCGTTGTGTTTTTCCTTTATCCCTCGACAGTTGGCACGGCTACGTTCAGCTATCTGGACCCAGCAGGCAACGCTCGAACGATGCAGACAACAGCTTGCGCGGCCAACGACCTAACCACCGTGACCTTCAACTTTCCAATCTCGAAAGTTCGGCTTGCGTACCAGGGCACATCTAGCGGCGGGAATATTTCCGCTGAAGGGCGGGGTCACTAATGCCAAAAATTGTACAATTTAATTTGCCACCCGGTGGAACCGTCGTACAGGTTGCAGACAATACAAGCGAAGCTTTGGATATCGAATCGGCTGGACCCGATGCGAAAGATTACATCACTCTTGATACAACCGATGGCAGCGAAAATATAGGGCTAGGAGCACGCACGGTCATAACGGCCACGACATCCCACACGCCAGACAACCTTGCTGATTTTGATAACTATGCACTTGTTCTTGAGGGAAGCTCGAACTCTAACGATGAGACCGGTTTCTTGCTTGCTAGTTCCGGCACCGGCAACGGCGGGAGCGCAATCGTTCACAAAGATACCGGAGGCTATGGCAAGGGCGAACTTAATTTTTACACGAAACAGTCAGAAGGAGCAGGTGCGCCGCTATTAGCTTTCCGCATTGGTGACGATGGGGTCGCTCAAGCGATTCAGGATATGACAACAGCTGTAACCGGCACATTCACAGCAACGCAGGGCAGCGACGTTATAAACGCGGGAAGCTCGACAGCTTTTACAACGGAGCTGCACGTAGGTTCAGCAATTAAAATTCCCTCAGACGTTGCGGCTGGTTTTGAAATATTCACCGTTGACGGAATCACAAGCGACACGATTCTTTCGCTTGATTCAAATTATCTGGGCTCAACCAGGGCTACCTCAGGCGGCGCTTTCACAGACGGCGGCGAACTCTTCGCGGTTAAAACTGGTGATAGTAAATCGCTCTTTAGCGTGAATGAAACCGGCGCAATCGGTTGCGGTAGTGCAGCAGGTACAGCTCACGCATCAAATAATATTGCAATCGGTGACGATGATGCGCTTGATGCAATCACAACAGGTGTAAGCAACGTAATCGTGGGCGGTTCCAATGCTACGCATCAGCTCACAACAGGCAGCCGCAATGTAATCGCGGGTTATCGGGCGGGTGAGGATTGCACTAGCACCAGCGACTCGGTAATTATAGGCGAGATTGCTGGCGCTGTTGGCAATATGGGGAGTCAGCAAGTTCTTATCGGAAGGGGTGCGGGCACGTCTTCAACTGATATCAACAACGTAGCAGTGGGTTATCAGGCTATGTACGATTGCAGCGGACGCAATAATGTTGCAATTGGTCACTCAGCACTTAAGGCCACCGGTTCACAAGATTCTTGCGTTGCGCTTGGGATGCAGGCGCTTGTTGCCGCGACTGGAGGCAAAAATATCGGAATCGGTCAAGATGCAGGCGATACCATTGTCGGCGGTTTTGGCAATATTTGCATCGGCCACCAAGCCGATACCGGTGCAGCTCAAGAGTACTCAATTGCTATAGGTCACCAAGTGGCTGCATCGGTAAACCAGAAAGCTTACATCGGTGATGGCTCAAGTGCGACGTCAATTGTTTTTAGTGGTGGCGGTAATAGTTGGTCAACGGCGTCTGACAACAGAATTAAAGAAAATGTCGAAAACAATACCTTGGGCTTAGATTTTATTAATGCGCTCAGGCCGGTGAAGTACACTGAAATAAATCCGCAGGACTGGCCAGAAGAAATTAGGCCGCACATCTTTTTTGATAAAACCGAAACGCGAATCAATGAAGAAACAGGCGAAGAAGAAACCTACACAATCCCAGCGCGTGAGCGCGACCCTACTTGTACCGATGTTTTTGACGGCTTGATTGCTCAAGAAGTTAAGGCGGCAGCAGATGCAGCTGGAACAACGTTTTCAGGATTTGAAGACAGCGAGCCTAATGGTCTTGTTCGTTTGCAATATGAGAAATTTGTAGTGCCCTTGATTGCAGCCGTGAAAGAGCTTTCGTCTCAAAATGAGAGCCTAGCAGCCAGAATTGCCACGTTAGAGGCAGGTGGCTGACATGGAAGGCGGTGCAATGGTTGAGGCGGGCGCGATGTTTGCTGCACTCTTGGCGGCATTGCGTGTAATTGAAAAGCTTGTTGATAAAAAAATGGGCAACGGTCAGAGGCCGGTGCAGGTCGACTTGCATCAAACAGAGATTGCTAATCAAGTGGGCCAGATGACCGAATGTCTAGCCGCAACAGGTCAAACGCTTGAGCGTATCAATGACAAGATTGACAACATGGACCTGCGCCAAGCGGCAATGGCGTCGCTGGTTGGTACGGTCGAGGGCCGCGTAAAGGATGTTCAGGACACGGGGCACAAGACGTTTAACATCGTAGAAGCAGGGCGACAGAAGGCCGAGAAGGCTGAGCTACTGCGAGAAATTGCAGCATCGCAAACAGGCAACCAGTCAACAACAACTTAGGGGTAGAACATGAAGCCAGGGATTAAAACGAGTGAGATGATAGTCACCTTGATCGGCGTGGTCGGCGGAATCTTAATGGGCTCCGGTGTCCTTGGAGATGGCCAATGGACAACCATCGTGGGCGGTTTGCTCGCTGCAATTTGCGGCGGCAGTTATACAATGGGCCGCAGCATGGTCAAAGGCAAAGAAGCTATCGGAGCCGCCCAAGTTCAGGCGGCGCGTGAGCTTGCAAAAAAGCAGAGCCCCGAGAGCTAATTAATGCGGCACTCGCTGGGGCAAATGCGGCTTCCAAGATGGCGGCAGGTTCGGGACTGTTTACGGTTGGCGCTGGCATTGCTGGCGATATCGGGAAGCTTGACGCTTCTCTTAGCACTCGAATCAATGAAAGCGTGTCTCTATTTGCCAGTGGTAGCGTGGACACGTCTAAGCGGTGGCAGGCGATGACCGGGCTTAAGGTTGAATGGTAATGGCGCAAATCGGTAAATACTTTACAAGCGAAGAGTTTGCTTGCCCGTGTTGCGGAAAGACATCGCCGAGCACCCGGCTCGTGTCTATCTTAGACACGGCCCGCATCCAGCTTGGCCCGCTTCGCGTAAATAGTTCTTATCGCTGCGTATCTCATAATGCCCATGTAGGTGGCGCCGTCAATTCGCTGCACTTGCCTCAAAACGATGGCCGCGTGTTGGCTGCTGATATCACTTACGTTGACGCGACTAAGCGCCACGGTGAGCATATTTTAAAGCTTTACATAACGCTCGAGAACATAGCGCGCAGGTTTGGCAGCGCGTACGGGCTGGGCTTGTATTCGACCTTTACCCATATTGACACCAGGGGCGAAGCAGGGCGAGACATGGCCCGGTGGGACAAGTACCCATGGCCGCGCTAGTCTATGCCCAATACTTCATATGCGGCGGGTATCTCTGCGCTATTGTATAGGCTCGTCTTCCTCGTTTGCGTAATGCAGAAAAGTAAGGCCCTTGTGCTGATTGACCACCACGTCAAAACTATGGCCATGCTCACAGGAAAACCCCAGGACAGCAATCTGTCGGCTGTTTCCGTCCATTGAGTTGAAGTTCATTGCGACGTTCTCCAAGTGCGTATAATACTCGCCACACACTGGACAGCTCAGAGCGTCCGTGTCCTCGTGAATCTTAATTAAATCATCCATCAAATACCCCTAAAAGTGGCCCCGCCCTAAGTTTGTAAAATCAAAAAATCTTGTTTGAGGGATTCCCTAATATCACGCCGTTGCGAGCGGGGCCGGTTCTAACTCTTATAGCCTGCTTCTATCTTTCGCCGCAAGCTGTTGCGCGCGTAGCGTTCGTATCCCTCACGGATAAGCATCGCGACACCAACAGCGCCAAAAAATCCAAGCAGCCAACCTGTAAAATTCCCCATAATTCACCCCAACAGAAGCAAGCGACGCCAGCGGCTAGGACGCGGAACCGGTCCAACGCTTGCGGCCTCTTGCTCTAGAATTTCCTCAGCAACACTGAGCCCGCGAAAAGCCGCGCGCAAAGTCTTCACCGTTTCCTCATAAATCCCGGCGACCTTAACATGATTCTCGTTGTCGAGGCACCAGCTACGGCCCACAAACTCAGAGCCTAGCGCCGCCGAATCTCTGCAAGCGTGCTCAATAAGTTCCATTAAGTTGCGGCAGTGTTCAAAGTCTATTGCCTCGGTTGTTTTCTCAATCTTCGACATTATTCACCCCCTGCGATAATCGCGGCCAGCCCGGCGCGGTCGTCTTCTGAATAGTCAACGATGCGGCCAAGCTCGAGCGCCTTGGTTTTCTCGTAGTCGAGCTCTCGAAGCCTGTCCATCTTTTTTGTGTGCGCCACAGCTTCGCCAAGCGTTCGCGGTCCAACGGCGGCATGCTCGAGCGCATAGCTTCGTTGTAAGCCGAAATGGGCAGCCGTCATCAATACGGCGGCAACAAAGAGCAGCCCTTTAAACCACCAACCTTTACCTGGTTCCTCTTGTCTGGGCGCACTGGGGCGCCGTTGTCCAATATCTCTCATAAAATACCCCTATTTTAGTTGTAGCCTATTCGGCCTCTTTGGTTTCATTCAGCCACTTTTTGCGGCTGTTATCTCTGCCCAGCTCATACGACTTGCGCGGCAGAGGGTTTAAGCATTTCTCACAAAGCCAGTAAGGCTTCCCGTCTGCTTTTGTTAGTTTTAAAGTCACTTCGGTTCTGATGCACCCCTGGCAGTACGAAGTCTTACGAAGCATCACCGCCGCCAGCTCTCAGGCTCGTGGTACTCACTAAGCGCGTTCTTGCGCTGATGATTTGCAACCTCAGACCGCAGGCGCTCAATGAGCCCCTTAGAGCGGCGCTTCTCTTCGAGCGCTACGATTAACATTGAAAAAAACACAGAACCAACAAAGCTCCAAAATATCATTAATTCTATCCCCCAAACAGTGGCAGCGAACTGCGCCCCATTTGCTCATATTTAGCGCACCCCTTGCGCTGTTCCTCACCGCTTAACGGCTGCCCGCCAAGCCCACAAATCCACTGGCCCCCTTGGCCCTCTATCACCGGCTTACCGTGCTGGCAGCTTCTGCACGTTTTAACCGGCCCAATTGCTTCAGTCTGGCAAGCGTCGAGATGATGACACCACCGGCACTGATAATAATCCGCTCGCTCTGAAACTTTAGCAGGTGGCTCAGACGCTTCAACAATTCGCCGCGCTCGTTCCATGAGCTCGCCTGCATAAAACTGATCATATTCCCCGCGCTCGTAGTAAATGCGGTCGTCATCCTTGCACACTGCGAAGTAGGCCCAGCGCCTAAGCCCAAACAGGTGACAATAAAGCTGCATTTGCGCGTAGTGCATAGGCTTTGCTTTTCTAACGCGTTTCTTCTCGAGGTCGTCAAAGCTCTTTTTATTGTGCGTCTTAAATTCTGCACAGTGCCAGGTCTTTGGCGCTTCTTTAAGCCCAAGCAAAGCCCCGTCCATTGAGCCGCCCATATGGCCACCTAGAGCGCTGGCGCGCCATTGCTTGCCCGGTTCCGGCCCTTCGCTCACTGTTGTACCGGCGGCTAGCAGGTCAGTGATAAGCCAGTTCTCTTCGATTTCACCCCGGCGGAAAAGCCGCAGGATTCTGCCATCGAACTCAGGCGGGCGCCACCAGCGCCAGCTGTACCAAATCTTGCGCTCGCAATCGTCGCCTAGGCCGCTGCATCCCAGGTGGTCACGTTGCCACGGGCTGGCAGCTTTCTTAATTTGATGATACATCTCAGCCACTGTTGGCGGCATCATCTTCGGAAGTTTCGCCATTGGATACCCCCGGCAGAGGGGTGCGAATCGCGCCCCTCTGCCATTGGTTAAATTGTCAAAAAGGTGGGTTGCCTGCTGCGCCGCCCCAAGGTGGCGCCGCTTGGCCAGTTGGCTGATGCCCTGCTTGCGGTTCGCCTTGAATCGGCGCGCTTGCCTGCGCTGGCTGGCTCATGTCTGCTTGTTTAGGCGCAGGGTAATAAGCCGCGATGGCATTAGAAGCATCAAAGCCGTTCGATGCTGGCTTTGTCTTTACCTGAATCCGAACCAGCTTGTTATGTATCTCGCTAGAATCTTGCGGACTATGTTCAATACCAGCGGCGCGAAGTGCTTTTTTCCATTGCTTGCGCCCAATGTCTTGGGCTTGCTGGCTTGTATGAATCAGAGTGATTTTATCCCATACGAGGCGCCGTTCATGCGGGCCGCTCTGAATCTGCCAAGTGAGCTCCAGTATGTGACCGTTGCCCGCGCGGGTCGGGGTAAGTTTTGAATCTGTAACCTTGGCCATATATTTGCCCTCTGGAATCAGGCTGAAGCCTTCGCCGGAATCGGGGCCGATGTCCACGTTGTCAATGTTGATATGTTGAAGATTTGCCATCTTGTTACTCTCCTAGGATTTTGTTTTTAATTTGCGACAGGTCGCACGGTTCAAATAGTTCAAGCGCGCCGCTTCTATCTTTTGCGGCGTGGGTTCCATTGGCTGACGTCTGAAGCCACCGCTGAATAGTTCCTTCTTCGTCAGTATGGACACGCAGAGCAAAGACTTCGTCGAAGAAGTAGGCAAGGCCTTGCGTCAAGTTCTTGCCTGGCATCGATGGCCCAAAGACCATAGAGCCGTCATCGAGCTGTACTCGTTCCTGCTTTGCAGTCATGTAAACATGGCGCTCTGGCAGGTCTCGGAAGCCCCTGATTAATTGCGTCATCTGGTCAGCCATCTGGCCGTAGGCTCTCATAGTGTTCTTGTTCTCTGCTTTCTCGTGAGCCAGTGACACCTCAGCGATTTCAGAGATTGAATCAAGGCAGACCCAGCGCAGCCCCTGCGCTTCTTTGGACCCTACGAGCCATTTATAAGCCTCTTGGATATCAGCAATGGACTTCACCTCGATGGCCGTTATGTCGTGGTCACGTAGGGACAGAAGGCCGCCCTCTGCGCTGATTACTACAGTAGGGGCGCCGGTTGTTGCGGCCAGCCGCGTTTTACCTGCGCCAGCTTCGCCATAGATTACCATTTTGAGAAAGTGGCCGCCCATGTCGTTAGTTTTTGTTATCTTCATCTTGTTTCCTTTGCGCTTGTAGTAAGTGCCGCAAGGGGGTGCGCGCCCCCTTGCAGCTTAACCGGTGAGGTGTCGTCGTTTAGACCCCACCAGTTAATCGGAATTTGTCGTGTGATTCGTTATGGATAACAAAGCCGCCATCTTGCGCATCGTAGCGCTTGATTTTGACGGTGTCCGGCTTAATGCTCAGAGCTTCAACCCAGCCGTGCGCGACGTGATACACCTCAACCTTGCCGCCTACGCGGCGCATTTGATAAGCCATTAAAGCCATTAGAAACCCCCTTGAATCTTTGCAATCGCCTGCGCGTTGCTATCCTCTGATGTGATGTTAAACCCGGCAAAGCTGCCGAGGTAGAAATATGCGTTGTGATTTGGGCTGTACTCGTAGACGCACTCATAAGCCCAGTCGATTCTGTACTTGTCGATGGTCACGACTCACCCCCGCCAAGTCTTGCAATGGTACGCTGCGCGGCTTCGCGTTCGCTGCGCTCGTGTTCTAGTTGTTTTCTGAGCGTGGCTATCTCTTCGCGTAAGCGGGCAATAGTCGGGGCATCTTCTGGTATGGTTTTCATCGTTCGTTCTTTCGTTCGTTTGGTTGTTCTTAAAGACCAAGAGCCCCGCGCAGGCTTTTGCGGGCCTCGTCGGTTGTGCTGGCGCTCCATGTTGAAACCAAAGTTTCAAGGTCAAGCGCCACCGCTTCGGCTTGGCTGTCTGATAAGTTGTCAAATACTTTTGAAACCAACCAAGGGGCAATCGTTCGGTCACCCTGCGAAATGCAGCGCGCTTCTACCGGGCTCATGTTTTTAAGTAATTTGGTAAGGAATGAGTTCATAACTTGTTCTTTCGTTCGGTGCGGCGTCATTGCCTCACATGATTATATTTACATGCTTTGTGTTTGACGTCAAATACTTTTCAATGATAAAACAAACAAAACACAAGCAAGGGAGTTTTTTATGTCAGAAAGTACAGTTTACGGAATCAAGATATCAACGGAGATATTACACCGGGCCGACAAAGTGGCCGAGGACTTAAGCAAGGACGTGCGGCGGTTTCCAAGCGGTGACGCTGGCAGGGCTGACGTGGTGCGGCTTGCAATCGTCTTGGGCTTGGATGCACTTGAAGGCGTCAGAGAATAACAATCAAATAGGGGGTTGAGATGATGGCGGGATTTACGGCGGCGCAATGGTGCGAGCTGACTAATATATTTAACGGGCGCTTGCTGCGCGGCGAGCGCGGAACCAACGCAATAAAAACAGAAGGCTGGAACCTGTTCAGCACTGGCGACACGGTCACAGCTGAAGAGCTCGAGGGCATCGACGAAGATGCCCCGGCTTTTAATCTTGGAATAAGGACCGGCCGCGGCCTGGTCGTGGTTGATATCGACAAGCCAGAGAAGGAGCCGCTAATCAGGGGCATCGTGGGTCATTCTAATTTTGAAGTGAGTACGCCACGGGGTAAGCATCTATACTTTAGAACCGACCCAGGGGCGAAGATACCGAGCCGCATCATGGGCGGCGTGGATATCTTTTGCAGTCCAAGCGGCGACAGCTCTAAGGGTTCTTATGTGGTGGCGCCGGGAAGCGTCAGAACCGCAGACCGTGACTTGAAGCTTAAGGGCTACGGCGTAGAGCGGGCGGTTTATGACCTTATTGTGTTCGATGGCATAGACGATTTTGAGGATTTAGCTTACCGCGAACCTGATATTATCTTTGAACTCATGCGGGCAATCGGGACGAATGGGCCTGTTGGGCCGGGTTTTCCGACCAGGGGGCAACCTTCTGGAAACATCTTTGACGTATCAGCGGTTAAAATTCCGCACGATGGGCGGCCAGTTGGTGAAAATGAAGGCCGGAATAATGCGGCGGCGTCGCTTGTTGGGCAATATATCCACGAGGGCGACGACTTCAACAAGGCATGGCAGAAGGTCAGCGCTTGGAATGAAGCAAATCCGGTGCCGCTCGAGCCCGAAGAGCTGCACAAGGCGGCGGTGTCAGTATTTAAAAGCCACCAGCGCAATCACCCCGAAGATAAGCCCATAGAGCCCACCAGTGAGCCTATACGCATCAAAAAGCCGCGCACTGTTGTGAGTGCCTTGCCTGCAAAGCTTCACAGCATACCGGGCATTTTAGGCGATTTTGTCAAGTGGTACATGGAAACAGCCCCGGCGCCCCATGTAGAGATGGCGGTTCAATCCGCCCTTGCTCTTGGTTCGGTGGTACTTGGCCGCAAGTACGTCACAACAGAAAGCAACTTCACAAGCCTATACTTCTTAACCGTGGCCAAGTCTGGCACCGGCAAAGAATACGGAAAGAAGGCCATAGAGAAGATTCTTGATTCAGCGGGGCTCGATGACCTCATAGGCGGCAGCGGCTACACGTCACCGGGGGCGGTATATTCAGAGCTTAGAGACAGGCCGACCCATATAACCGTCATCGATGAATTCGGGAAGTATCTTCAGGCGTGCAGCGCGTCAGGCAATAGCCAGCTACAAGAGGCAGTGACAACGCTTGTTGAGGCTTTCGGCCGATTGGATGGTACTTTAAGACCGCGCGCATATTCGTCGATGGGTCTGACAGAAAAGCAGCGGGGCGACGTTGAGCGGCTGAAGGTGACGCGGCCAGCTATCACGCTTTATTCGATGACCACGCCGAAGCAGTTCTACAGCGCCATAGGCGAGGCAGACATTGAAGCGGGGATGCTTGGCCGGTTTCTCGTTGTGAACAGTGATGCAGAATGCGGAGCTCGTAAGCGTGGCCAAACTAAAGCGGCGCCACCGGCTGGCGTTGTAAGGTGGGCACAATCGATGCGGGATGCGGGCGGTGGTAATCTGGCGGGGGTTGAGGTTCACGACGTGGCGCCGAAGACCGTAGAGATTGAATTTACTCCGGCGGCTTATGAGGTGCTCGATGCTTTCGAGGCTGAGAACGTGAAGAGGCGCCGCAAGCTTTCCAGCAGCGGCATGGATGTGTTGCTTGCCCGCTCGGTTGAAATTGCCATGCGGCTGGCTGCTATTGTTGCGTGTTCTAAGTCATCGCCAAGGATAGATAGGGAGGCGATGGAGTGGGCGGTCATATACTCCGGGCATGCGTTCAATGGCCTGGTTGAAGCCGTGGGGAAGCAGATGACCGGCTCAGAGTTTGGCGCGCGGCGGCAAGCTATGCTCGAGACTGTATTGGCAGCCGGTGAACGGGGCATGACTGACAGAGACCTGAAAAAGCGCTTTAGAAACTTAAAGCCCAAAGAACACGCCGAAGCCGTGAGGGCTTTGGTTGACGCTGGCGAGATTGCCTTAGTTGAGATTGACCACCAAGGGGCAGGCCGGAAGCGTCAAGCCTTTGTGGCGGTGGAAGACGGGGCCGAGTATGCCCATTAAGGACAAGACTTTGCGGGCATGCGCCAGCTGTGACGCGGTGTGGCGTGGCGCCAT